CAAGCCAGGAAGCCTGCGAGAAACTGCTGGAAAACTATAGAATGCTCTCGCCGATGTTGAAACAGGGTGGTTACATGATAGTTGTTGGCACTCCCTACGCTTTTGAGGGAATTTACTACTACATCCTGGAAAATCCGGCGGAGCTTGCCTCCTTTGATATTCTCATCGGGCAAGCCAGAAAAGATTCAGGCATCCTTCCTAAAATTAGCAAATCCTTTACTCATTTACCCGGGGGCCCTGAAGGGACTCTCTTAATGCCCGATGTTTTAACCGAGGAATATCTCGATGATGAGGAAGCAAAAGACCCCGCATTTTTTGCCGGGCAATATATGCTCAGTCTCTCCAGTGGGGAGGCAGCCGAATTCAAAAGAGAATGGTTTAGATATTATCTTGAAAAAGAGCTTCCAGAGAAGCTCAAAAACTACGTTTTGCTCGACCCAGCCATTTCCCAAAAATCAACCGCTGATTATACTTGTATCAAAGTAGTTAGCCAGGACAAATTAGACAATATTTTTATTCGCAAGGTAATTCACGCTCGGTTAGAGCCGGATGAGGTTATTGAATATTTTTACAAATTTTTCTTTGGCTTTCATCCCTATAAAATGGGGATAGAAACCAACGGTATGCAATACCTTTTCAAATGGGAGTTTGATAAGGAAGCGAAATTTAGAGGACGACTCCCTATCTTTGAGCTAAAGCACTACGGGAAACTGACCAAGAAGGCTCGCATAAGGTCTTTGATTACGCCTTATAAAGAGGGAAGGATTTATCACCTGGCGGCTGACGAGAAAAAAACAAGAGTTCATCCCGAACAGAAAATACTTGAATCTCAACTCCTGCACTGGAATCCCAAAAAGAAAATGCACGATGATGCGGCTGATACTCTAGCTATGTTCTTAGAGTTAGCTACTCCACGGACAAAAAAGAAGAGAGGGCGTCGCTGTCCTCTTTGCGGCGGAGACGAGTTAATTCGCCTGCGGTCTGGACAGCTTCAGTGTTCTGGATGTCTTCATATTATTACATTGTCATCAGGTTATCAGCCAGTAGATAAAATGACGGGATACTAAAATGCACTATGAACCGATTTGGAGACCTAATGCTATTTTGGGGGAGATTGCAATTCCAATTCGTCGACGCCACGGTTTTCAATGGTGGTCTGAAACTTACAGATGGTTTGATATTTACCCATTATTATTCGCTGATATGGGCTCATATATCGTAATAGCAGGCTCTTCGCCACTTTTTGTATTTCATTTTGTGATTGGAATGAATTAAGGGGACTTGACACTTTGAATAAAATGTTGCATAATAACAATGGGATTAAAAAGAACTTACTGGAACAGCTCGAAGAAGCCATAGATGATATTTTTAGCAGGGGTGGAGGATTTGGTGAGATTCGAGTTGTTATAAATAAAAAAAGGAAAATCTTTGACGTTCTTCCTTGTCCGAGGATTCGTTGTAAGGACAAGAATTTGGCAGCTTAAAACTGCCTGACCTACTCTGAACTTGAGCGGTCAATCTACCCGTTAATGGAGCACCGGAATGGTGTGAAACTTAGCGGCTAGGTTGGCCGCTTTTTTTATGGATATACAATTTTAGCGGAGGAGAAATTGGCCAAAAAAAAGAAAAAATGGATTCAGGAGGCGATTTCTAAACCTGGTGCACTAAGGAGACAACTAGGGACCAAGAAGGGGAAGAAAATCCCTAAGAAACAGCTTCAGAAGGCTGCTAAAGCGAAAGGAAAACTGGGAAAGAGAAGCCGTTTAGCTATTACATTGTCAAAATTAAGAAAGAGGAAAAGAAAGAAGCAAAAGTGAGGTGCTGAAATTCCTTATACTCAGAAGGAAAAAAAACTTTATAAGAGCCTCAAGAAGCAATATGGCGCAAGAGCTGAGCAAGTTTATCACGCTATGCTTAATTCCCGGAAGCACGAGAAAGTCTTTGGAACGAGAAGTAAACGGGAGAGAGCCACTAAACGAAAAAGAGGAAGAAAAAAATGACAGCAGGTCGTAGACGATTTGGTAAACCTCGCACTAATGCTGAGCGCAAGCGAAGACATAAAAGATTACATCCAGGGACACCTTTGCCTCGTAGGGGCGCAGGAAGGAAAAAGTAATGGCCGAAGAGGAAAAAGACGAGACTCTACAGGAAGTCCTCGATAAGTATGAGCTTTCCAAAAATTATCGCACCTCTGAGGAGTTTGAGACAAACTTAGAGCGCTGGAAGGATTATTACGAGGGAACTTCTGCGGAGACTAGAGAAAGAGAAGCTCAGGGTAGGTCGGCTATCCTGCCTCCTTGGCCTAAAACAACGGTAAATCATCTCCTGGCTCGCTTCATTTTGACCATTTGCGGCCAGAAGCCTTATTTTTCCACAGCCCCCTTAAATAAAGAATCAATCAATTCCTCAAAAATAGCTAATGACGTGCTCTTTTTCCAAATAGACAGAGAAAGCGCTTTTTATCAGATTAACCGTTTCGTCCAGTCAGTCCTAAGTTATGGATTTGGTGTTCTCAAAACTGGTTGGGATTTTACCCTGAATGACGTAACAATCGTCAACTGGGACATCAGGAAGTTTTACTATTCCCCCCACGCCGAGGATTTGACAATTCTTCCCTGGTGTATTTTCGAGCTGTGGCGACCACTTAAAGAAATGCAAGCCGAGAATGAGGCTTTTAAGAAAGATTGGAAAAAACCGCTCTATGACAATTTGGATGAACTTGAGGAGAGGCAAGCGGCCATACTGGGGGACGAATCAGGGAAGTATACCGCAGAGGAAAAGAAGGGCTTACAGCATATTCTTGAATACTGGGACCCAGATAAGAAAACCGTTGTAGCCAACAAGGAAACTTTAATCTTGAAGACTGAGAATCCTACCAAGACTAAAAAATCCCCGGGATTTGTGCCTGCTATCTGTGCCTGTGGCATACCCAAGCTGGAAGGCATTTTGGGGACGGGTGAGATTGAGACGATTGAGCCGTATGTAAGAGAAATGGCGACCATCAAGAATCAGCGGATGGATAACGTCAATATGGCTCTCAATCCTGTTTTGCTGAGGAATATCAATGCTGAGATTGAGAATGAAGATGATCTCTCGAAGCTTAGACCCGGCCTCCAAGTCAAGATTGACGTTGTTGAGACTATTGACGTTGAAACTGTCCTTCGACCCCTGAAGATTGATTTCGTTACCGGCTCTTCCTATCAGGAAACGGCAATTTTAGAGAGAAACATTCAGATTATAAGCGGTATGTTTGACTATGTTTTAGGAGAAGTCCCACAGCAACGAGAAACGGCTACTGGTATTGCTCGTCTTCAGGCTGCCGGAGGGATACTATTCCGATACAAGATTTTATTGGCTCTGAGAACCGCCTTTACGCTTCTACCTCGTCAGATGATAGCCTGGGATCAGAAATATCTTCCCGATAAATATATTTATCTTATTCGGGGCACTAAAGAGGGAATTGAAGAGTTTAGAGAAACCAACCGTAAAAGTGTTCAGGGTGATTTTAAATTCAAGGAGCTTGTTTCTGCTGTTGATCCCGATGCAATTAAAGAAGTTAAGAGAGCTCAATTGATGGAAACCTTAAGGATAATTATTCAGTCCCAGCAAATACTTATGACTCTTCCTGCTCCAATGAGAGAAAAAGTAGAGAAGCTGATGAACCTTACTCTGAGCACCTTTGAGATGCCAGAGTTAGAGGAGATATTTGGAGAGGGTAAACCAAAGGAAATGACACCGCAGGACTTGATGCAGCAGTTTTTGGGTGGAGGAATGGGAGGAGGAACTCCGGGGACAACGCCAGCTCTCAGAGCACCGAGGACTGGGGCTGGAAGAACGTCAGGCAAGGCGATTGGTGGTTTGATGGGCCGTGAACTTGGCCGCTTAGGAGGTCGTTAATGGAAAACAAAGAAACTCTAAGAAAGGGTAAAATCCTAGAAGATGGAATATCTAGCGAATTTTGGAAGGATGTCTCGGGTTTTATCAGTCAAGAGATAAACCGAGTTTCTGAAGAAATTATTAGGGGTGATTTTCAAGAACTGAAGGAAGTATATTTCTTGAAGGGGCAACTTATAGGATTAGCAAAAGCTAAAAGTTATCCCTCGAGGACTATCAAACGGAAGAATGAGTTGGAGAAAGAAGCAGAGGAAAAGAAAAAGAAAAAAAAGGGGAAGTAAGATGGCAGAAGTAAGAATTGAGTTTCCAGGTCTGACAAAAAAAGAGATGAACCATTTGTTTAAAGCAGAAAGGCAACTATCAAAGGCGGGTATATCCTTTGATACTGGCTATGACTTTTGCGATAAAACAAGAGACTGGGAATTTGATTGGTCTTTAAAGGGCGCAAGGGTGATTTTGAAAAAGGAGAAATAATATGGCTGATGCAATTTTAGATAAATTGAAAACTCTAAAGAAGGGCGTAGTGCCAGAGAAAAAGGAAAAAGTAGAAAATCCCAGGCTAGATGAATGGAAACCTATCGAGGAAGTTATCAATAAGGCAAGGGAGAAATTCTTGGCCGATAAAGAGTTGGGACTTGAGGATATGATTGATGAGATAGCCGATGGCTTGGCTGAGATTGTTAAGCCAACTGAGGAAAAAAAGAATGAGGCAATGGTGGACGAGATTGCCAAAACGAGATCCAA